GTCGGTGTTGCACTCAAAGCCATATAACAAGCTTCAGTTATCTGTGAGAATAGTTTAGCACGCGCTTCTGGGTGCTTATACAGTTCATAAATGTTCAGACTAGTATCCTCTGCTTGTAACTTTTTAGCTATTTCCATTAGTTTAGGAATATCGCTAGGCTCAATAGGTGTATCATCAGCCATGTAATTTAAGCGGTGCTGTTCAAGTTCCAGTCTGTCTTTTTCCGCTTGTTCTAGGTAGTGGTTTTCAGTCATTTTTAGTCTCTCTTTCTTGTTTTAAGATAAATTATGTAAACTTTTGCTATTTGTTACATTGTTGTTCCCTTTTGTTACCTTGTTGGGAACATGTACGAGACCAGTAGTAGCAAGGGTTTGAGGGGTGTTGTTACCCTTGTTACCTTCTTTTCTCTATTCTCTTATATATATAACTATCGTCATATATCTATCTATAATATAAACTTTATAAAGAAGGTAACAAAGTAACAGAATAGGTCTAATCCCTTATGTATCAATCGTTCAAGGGTGTTACCTTGTTGTGAAAACAGGGTAACAACAAGGTAACAAGGTAACATTATTCCTCTTTTACGATTGAGTGTTGGACTCTATTTAGTTTTTTTGCATCAAATCCATTAGGGTCTAAAATTTTGATATCACTAGCTTTTACCCTTGCCCTTTTAACAAAATAGCTGTGTGGCGTTAAGTTTCGTAGGTTTCTAGCGATGTCTTTCCCTGCACCGTATAAATTCGGCTTTTGTATTCCCATATCTTCGGCATACTCTCTTAGGCGTTTCGTGGCTAGAAAGACTGGTACAATTTCTAACTCATGCCAGCCGTTAGGAATGTATTCGTTTCTGATAAAACCAAGCAAATAATCATTATCTTCTTGGTATTCCTCTAACAAGTCTTTGACCGCCTTAGGCTCAATAAATTGAGTGAAAGGCTTCTGGTTGACGGCTTTATACAGAACGTATTCTAGGACGTCTTTATCAGCTAGGAACTCGTTCTTTATCCAAGGCTTTTCGGTTTGACCGTTAAAGTCAGCGTTAAATGGCACAATCATAATGCGTCTATACCAACCCTTGGTCTTATTCCCACCATTAGGAATATAGTTCCCCGAAAAGATGTTAAAGAGTTTGAAGGTTGCTTCAAAGGCTGGTCTCCCTTTTGGGTTAACCAGTACAGTGTCACCGCTGGTGATGCTCATTAAATCAGACGGGTTTTTTAAGTAGTCGTTTGGTGCTTCATCTCCGATGTTACATACCTTACCCACAAGCGTTTCTAAGTTATGCTTCTCACTAAATTGTGCAGGTTTCAAAGCTGACACGTTACTTTCACCAATTAGATTGATAAGTAAGCGCTGAAATGTTCCTTTACCGTTGTTACCATCACCATAGAAAATAGCGAACTTGTTACGGGTGTAGTTTGGGTTGATAGCCTCTAGGATAATTTGCCAAAAGAGGGTTATCAACTCACTATCACCACAAGCAATAGAACTTAACCAATCATCAAACGTCTTGCCCTCTCTATCCTTAGGGGTAAACTTAGGCGGATTGTAAGCAGTGGCTATCTTGCTGGTGATAATATACTTAGGGTCAAATGGTCGTAGTTGTTTGTTTTTCAAGTCTAAGATACCATTCTGTACTGGTACTAAGTTAGCACTTTCTAACGGTCTGCTTATCTTCGTCATGGTACGTACCATCATTTTGATTTGTTTCCAATCGTTTGGCTTTATTCTGCTATCAAACATCTTACACAAAACATTGAATTCGTCTGCGCTAGCGGTATAGATACCCTCGTCGAGATCATACAGATAGAGCAAGCTATTATCAGCAGTGTTAGATTTGGTAATAAACGTAAATGTTACGATTTTACTCAACTCTTTAGCTACGGTAAAGACACTAGGAAGCGGAATGACTGTTTTCTCATTCTTTTTTCCCTCGTTAACTAAGTATTTATTTTCTGAGCGCCATAGCTCACCAGCTTGATAGATACGGTCTAGTACTTCTTTCATAGACTTAGGTGGCTCAATAACCTTGGTTTCGTTAAGTTGCTCTTGCAATTCGTCAATATTAATTTCCATTGACACCTCTCTTTCTTATTTCTGACTTAACAATACTTTCAAAAGTCCGTTCCAGCTCTTGCTCTGGTAAAGGGTTATCTGTAACGCTATTTGCTATGGTTGTTAGCTCATAGGCAGTGGCTACGTCAGCATCAACCCACTTTGATAGTAATAACCCTACAAACCTAGTTACCGCAACATTACGCCCACCCTCGTCACCAAAGCCATGTAATAGGGTGTCTAGCACGCGCATGGTAATTGTTTTATTACCGTTTTGGCGTGGTGTGTGATAGTGTGGTTTCTGATTAGCCATAACTGTATTTGCTACGGGATAATCACGCCCTCTATTTACTATCTTTTCATAGTCAGCAGGGTCTCCCGTGGTTACTGGTAAGCCTTGTAACTGCGACCATGTTAGGCTTGTACTGTCGAATGGTAGCCCTATTTTACTTGCTATTTCTTGGACAGTCTGCCTATAAGTTCTCTCATTCATTGCGTCGCTAGGCTTTACCACAAGCCTATAACGTGGCTTTTCTTTTGTGTGCTTAATAGTTGGATAAATGATATAAGAATAGCCATGTAAGGTGTTCTCAACAACGCTAGGAAAGTCTATGTTAGCCTCTAGCTCGTCATAGTCCAAGAAAATCAAGTCACGATAAACCAAACTAGCGTTATTGCGTTTGTAGTTGCCGTTCTCGTCTTGTTTCACCTTGCCAGTAATACAGTAGGGGGCTGAACTGCGCTTAAAATCGTCTATATTTGCACCTTTGGGGACTGTTCTAGGTCTAAAATTTGCAATAAACTCAAAAGCTGGTTTATTTAAAAAATGCAAATCATTCCCAAACCCTTTGCTTTCATAAATAGGCATATTTAGCCCCCTCTTTCTAGTTATACACGCCCAGAAAAGCTAGAATATCACTGACACGATAATAAACCTTGCGCGTGTCCTCTACTGGTGGCTGATAGCGTTTAAGCCCTGCCTCTTCCCAACGTCTTAGAGTGTTATATTTAAGTCCTAGCTCGTCCATTGCTTGCTGGGCAGTGATTATCCCTAACTGGTGTTTGTCAAGCTTAGAATAGCCCTCTAGGGCTTTATCTAGTACCGATATGACCCCTTGGGCAAGCTCTTTTTGATATTCTTCACTGAATACCTGCATATTATCCCCTTTCTAGTGATTTCTCGTATGCAGTCACGTCTTCGATAGACTTTAAAATGTCTAATCTTTTCTGTTCATTCTTGACTTGGTTTTCAAGAGATCTAAGCCCCTCTAATAGTTCCTCTCTGGTCTCTGCGATATAGTAACCACTACGGATACCAACCCTAACACCAATGATAGGGACACCATAGCGAATAACTAGGTTACTGATTGCACTAGATATTAGACGGGAGTTATAACCCGTGATAGTGGCTATTTCTCCACCAGTCGTAGCGTTAGCACGTCCTTTCTTTAGGATTGCTAAAACTGCCATTTCTGCCTCTTGTAGTCTATTTTGTTTCATTTACACCTCTTTCTAGTTGTATTGTTTTCTCTGCTATACAAGCTAGTTTCTCTATAGATTGTTGTTGTGTTTTAATGATATCCAGTAGTTGCTTGATTATCTCGACAATTTCCGGAACAACGTCCGTATCCGTATCTTCCATATCCGTAATTGTAACTAGAGTTGTGCTTAGTGTTTCTAGCTCTTTATTCCGTCCAAAAAGGTCAATAATTTCAGTCATAACACGCGCCTTTCTAGTTGTTATAATTGCCTTGAGATTGAATATACGCCCCGTAGCGTGTGCCTACGTTGCGCGTGGTGTTATCTGTCACGGTGTCAGTTTTAGGCTCTATATCGAGCTGAAAATAGCTCTTTTTAAGCCATAAAACAGTTAAGGCAAGCGTTAAAATGATAGCTAGGATAATGAACTGGTTTGCTGATAAATTCAATTCAGTAGCCATGATTTACTCTCCTTTTTCCTCTGCCTCGTATGCTTTTAATTCCTCTGGGTTGTCGCACTCGAGTAGGTAAAAAGCAACTCTATCTAGCTCGTTAGAATAAATTTCTACCATGTCAAAGACTGTTTCAAGAAACTTATCTGTTTCATGGCGTAGTAGCCCATTATCTGCCCCTGCGTGCTTTGCAATCATAAGAGTGTTAGCATGGTGGCGTAGTGCTTGTAAACCAGACATGATATTAGTTAGGTCAGTACCTAGGTTATTGCTTTGTTTTACTGTTATTGTATTTTTGTTTGCTTTTTTTTTGCTCATTTTCTTTACCTCAATTCGTTTTTTTTACTGGTTATCTAGTGTTTTTATTTTCTGTGATGCTTTATCCATTTTTAAGAGGTAGCGCTCTAAATAGGGGTATGCGATACCAGCAATTCATGGTATAATTGAGGTATCTTTATAAGTGTTCTAAAACCCGACATAATATGGCTTGCCTGCCAGTGTGTTGCGTTTTAGTTGTGAATGTTTAAAGGCTTGTGAGTTTGGCGACTGCTAAGCCTTTTTTTGTTGTCTTATTCCTAATAAAATAATTCATCAATAGTGATATCGGGTTTAATTTTAGCAACCATAGATTTTATAGCTAATCTTTGCTTGTCGCTAAATGCAGTTTTACCAGTCTCTTTATTGTTATATGACTGAACAGAAATATTTAGTTCTTTTGCCATATCACGTTGAGTCTTACCTAGCATTACTCGATAACCTTTTAACTTCGTCATGTTGTTTACTCCTTTCTGAAGATATAGTTTCCCATATCTCGATTTGTATTATATATAGTTTTCTATTCATTGTCAACCGAAAAAACATAGAAAATATAGTTTTTTTAAACTTTTTGTTTACTTTTTATCTACAATTCTATATAATTTATTCTGAAAGTAAGGTAAGGTAAAGTAAATGAATAATTTAAAAAAGTTACGAAAAGATAAAGGCTTAACTCAACAAGAGTTAGCCCAAGAAATGGAAACAACAAAATTAACCATTTCTAACTGGGAAAATGAAAAACATACAATTAAGGCAGACAAAGCCCAGCAACTAGCTGACTACTTCGGGGTAAGCGTTGGATATCTGTTGGGGTACAGAAATGATCCCAAAAGATATGATGACGAAATTGTAATGGAACCTGAAGAGAGGTTGACCGTAGTACACTCTAGAGAGAGAGACGACAAAGAAAAACAAGAAAGAATGTTTAAAGATTTCGTTACATTTTTCCGTGATAACATTATCTTTATCAGCGATGATGAAATTTTGTCTCTATTTTCTATGGTGCAGGCTGCCAATCTCAATAATGCCACCCCAAGAGGCAGACAGTTTACCGATTTGATTTTTTCTGATAATGACGAATCAAAACAAATAATTGATGATTACTCATTAGTTTTTGGCAATGAGTTTGCTAGAAACGATTTAGAGGAGCAAATCCACGGTTATATCTATGATGAAACAAAATCTAAAGAAAAAACCGAAAAACTCTTGAAAGTCTTACAATCAGCGTATGGAGAACGCGACTACCTAGATTAGTAAGGTTACCATCATCAAAGTCGTAAGCCTATATAGACAAAAAGACTAATCATTTAACCATATACATAAACCAATCTAAACCCGATATAATATGGCTTGCCTGCTGATGTTTAGAAAGGTTTATCATGGAAATTAACGAGATAAAGAAAAAAGACGGGTCAACCGTCTATCGTGCTAATATATATCTTGGTGTTGATGTAATCACTGGTAAGAAAGTTACAACTAAAGTCACTGCTAGGACAAAGAAAGAACTCAAGACCAAAGCCCAACAAGCGCAATTTGATTTTAAGGCTAATGGATCAACACGCTTTAAGGCTAGCACTATCACAACATATAAAGAACTAGCTCTTTTATGGTGGGATAGCTATAAAGATACCGTAAAACCTAACACCCAAGATAATGTTCATAAGATTTTAAATAACCATATCTTGCCTTTGTTTGGCAGTTTTAAACTAGATAAGCTAACAACTCCACTAATACAGTCGATTATCAATAAGGTTGCTAATAAGACCAACAAAGGAGAAACGGGGGCTTATCTCTATTATGACAAGATACACGCGCTTAACAAGCGTATTTTACAGTATGGCGTAGTCATGCAAGCTATACCGTTTAACCCTGCGCGTGAGGTTATTCTCCCTAGAAATATCCAAAAAGCAAAGCGACAAAAGGTTAAGCACTTTAACAACGAGGAACTAAGGCAATTCATTGATTACTTAGATAGCCTAGACAGTAATAGATACCGTTATTACTATGAAACCGTGCTATATAAGTTCTTACTTGCCACTGGTTGCCGTATTAACGAGGCTTTGGCTCTCTCATGGTCTGATATTGACCTTGATAATTCTGTTGTCCATATAACCAAGACTTTAAACTATAAACAAGAGGTAAACAGTCCTAAGTCAAAAGCTAGTTACCGAGATATCGACATAGATCAGCAAACCATAACCATGCTGAAAAGATACCAACGTAAACAAACCCAAGAGGCTTGGAAACTAGGCAGGACTGAAACAGTGGTATTCTCGGACTTTGTACACGAATACCCTAATAACCGTACCTTACAAACTCGATTAAGAACACACTTTAAACGTGCTGGGGTAAATAATATAGGTTTCCACGGTTTCCGACATACTCATGCTAGCTTGCTCCTTAATTCGGGTATTCCTTATAAGGAGTTGCAACACCGCCTAGGACATTCTACTCTTTCAATGACTATGGACACATACAGTCACTTATCAAAAGAGAACGCAAAAAAAGCCGTCTCATTCTATGAAATGGCTCTAAAATCTATATAAAAGTAAGCAAAAAGGTAAGCAAATTGCTGAAACAGTATTTTAAAACAAAGAAAAAGCCCATAACAACGGGCTTTTTGCAAAATGAATTTTAAAATTAAAGCATTTTGTTGTAGAATTCAACGACAAGTG